ACCTGTCTCGACATAGAGAGCGGCTATCATCCCGCCACCTGTCCGGGTGTGGGCGGCTCTCTGGAAAGCCGAATAATATCAATAGGGCCATATAAGCAGGTGTGAGCGGGCAACCCGTTGTAATCATTTGGAACTGGCACTTCAGTATCGCCCACCACCGGCTTCTTAACCATCTGATTTTGTTCCTTTTTTATCAGGTGTGGGCGGCTCTGGCGCAAAGGTGTGGGCAGTTTTGTTCCCGGCCCGTTTCCTCGCCGCCTGAATCGCCAGCCGCCGGTCCTCCGCCGTCCGGGTGTAAACCGCCGATTGCGTGTTGGTCCGCCAGCCAAATGCGGCCTGGGTGATGGCGGCGCGGAGGGTCACAGAAGCGTTCCTTTCTGCACCACTGCACGATTTGACAATGGCGGCTTGTCCTGCATCCACCTCGCAGGAGGCGCCAGTGCCCCACCCATGGTCCATTTGAAAAAACCAAGGGCACCACAGCAGGGTATCGGGTTTTTCAGTGCGGTCATCTCGCTAAGAACGAGAGCCCCCGGCCCCGTGAACCAGAATGACGGGTCATTCCGCGTCCACCCCGTCACCACGGCGGTGCCGATGATAGCACCCCGGATCATCTCACGCGCGGGCGGAACCCTCACGCCATGAGCCGCCATGAAATCCCGCGCGCTGTCATATTCATCGCGGGTCATGCCGCTGCTGGCATGGATACAGACCGGCCCCCTGAATCTGGTCAGATCGTGGGACCAGCCTCCCCATGTGCGGTTTTCAAGGTGCTTCCCGGCATGGCATATTGCCCACGCCCACGGCTGACGGACAGACAATGCGTATTGAGGCAAGGCAATATCGGCCTGGGTGCTGGTCATGCGATGTTCTCCAGGCGGTAGCCCTCGCCCTTGACGAAGCCGATGGTGGCGCCCGCCGCTTCGAGCTTGCCCTTGAGGCGGAACACCGCGTTGTGCAGTTTGTTGCGGCTGCCACACATCTCTTCGAGGGCTGCCACTGACAGGCACAAGCCTTCGCCCATGGCGTCGAGCGCCGCAAACACGGTGAGTTCCTGGCCGGTGAGTTGCATACCCACGCCGTTGACCTCGACCGCGCCGTCACCGGCCTGCGCCGGAACCGGAGCGCGGGCCGCTCCCGGCACCAATGCCCGTTGCTTGGGCTGGGATGGGGGCCGGGGCTTGTCCGCCACAGATGCAGGCAAGGGCGGAGCCGTGGCGCCGCCGCCGCGCAGCACCGACAGCGCTTGATTGAGAGCCGCGATCTCGGCCTGGCGCCGGGCGATTTCGGCAGCGATCAGGTCTGCCACGTTGGTTGTGTGCGTCATGCTGCGTCCTCCTTCGGTGGTGGCGTGAAAAGCATCTCCGCCAAAACCGTTGCCGCTGTCTTGATGCCAGCAATCGCATGGAGCAGCTCAGCTTCATTGCGCGGCGTGATGGTGGCACTGATGTGGGCGCGGGCCTGCGTGGCATACCTCACCGCGCCGGGCTTGTGAGGCCAGACCTCGATACTGAATGACGGATGTACCGTCATGTCCCTGTGGTCGATATGCCACGCCTCGACATGGCTGTATTCGACCCGGTGTGGCTTGAGCCTGGCCCTGATGCTTTTCTCGATGGCCTTCGCCGCCTTCCGCGCCGGTTCCCAGTGGTTCGCCTTGAATTTCTTTTCCTGCTGCGCGAGATTTTCGCGGACGCGCCTGGCTTCACGTTCGGCGCGGGCGTCTATGCTCTTGATGGCGTCGAAGTGCCTGGTGAGGGTCATGGGCGGGGCTCCTTCTCGAATGTGATTGCTACGCACCACGGGTTTGCATCCCACGAGCGTGGTCCGTGTAAATCGTTCCAATAGCTGGCAAATGCCCATTTCGGACTGCCAAGAGAGATTTCAGTGTCTTTGAGCGGCGTCTTTAGTGCGCCCAACGTCCCTATGCGAGACCAGTCCATTGACCATCCGGTATCACGGGCCCTGAATCCATGACAGGATGCGCGAGAACTTGCGCCCTCCGCAACAGCATCCGCTTCGCTGATGTCCTGCAACCGCTCTATCTTCACGTCCGTCACCCGGAGTGTGATCCGCGAGGCCCAGCGGGGCATGTGTATCGATGGGCGCCAGCGCAGTGGCGATTTGCCTGCTGGCCAAACAAGATCGCCCATCCCGGTTTCCGTGGCACCGTTCTTGATGGCTTCATACGCCCAGACTCCCATTTCGGCGGCGGATGCCCTGTGTGGACACCATGGCGTATGCGTAATTTCGGGACTGGCGCGATAGTCAACCGCTACACACCCAGATGCGCGCCAAGCGCCGGGCTTCCATCCCTCTCTTACCCACAGCACGTCTCCGGGGGCGTAGGGCAGGCGCTTCCATCCGGTCGATACCGGATATGTGTGTTCGGGCGGATCGCTCCACGACAGGACAGGGATCGGCTGCGGCTTCAACACGCGCCTCGTCTGGGTTTTGGTCCCGGATAAGATTGCTCTCACCATCGGCCCAGAAAAGATGATCGGCTTATCAGACATCACCCAGCCCTATGATCTGGCGTGGCTATGGCGAGCGGGGTCATGGTCACTCCTTGTCCGGAAACAGTGGCATGGGCGCCAGAACCAGCCGTCCGGTGCGATAGGCATTTATGATTGCCGCGATGGATTCGGCATCGTCGCGGGCGTCACCCGGAAAATCATAAGAAAAGCAAAGGGCACTGCCCTGCACATTGTCGGTTACAATGGCCCAATCCCTGCCATCCGCGCCGCTGTTCCCGGTCTGGTAGGCGACGAGCCAGTTGTCGGCCGTCCGGTCGTCCACTGGCACTGCCTTGAGTGGCGCTATCCGCGACGGTGGCGGGAGTTTGTCAGTCATCGAGGTCAACTCCAAACTCGCCAGACGCCTTGGCGACGGTTTCCCGTGCCGCCTTGGCCCGCTCCCGTGCCGTGATCTGTCTCAGTATCTTTCCCCGCTCGCGGGCTTCCTCGCGCCGGGCATCCGCATCGAACAATGGCAGCGCCGCGTCCAGCAGCAATACCAACCGAGTCACGAGTTCCATTTGCTTGTCAGTCATCATCTATCATCCTTCCCCACGCGGCCATCGCCAGCGCCATAGCCGTCGCCAGCGCCATCGCCATCGCCATCGCCATAGCCAGCGCCAGCGCCATCGCCAGCGCCAGAGCCTGCGCCATAGCCAGCGCCATCGCCAGCGCCATCGCCATAGCCAGCGCCATCGCCATCGCCATAGCCAGCGCCATCGCCAGCGCCAGAGCCTGCGCCATAGCCAGCGCCATCGCCAGCGCCATAGCCAGCGCCATCGCCATAGCCAGCGCCATCGCCAGCGCCATGGCCAGCGCCATCGCCAGCGCCATTCGGGTCAAAGTCTTTGTTGAAGACGGTGACTTTTATATCCATTGCTGGCCTCTCGCTTCACGGATCGAAATGGCCGCGTCTGCGGTGCAATCAATCATGGCGCAGGCGTTGAACACCGTTGTTTTGCCTGCGGCCTGAAAAGAAAAGCGGCAGTCATCTTCAACGACGCCATGGGTTGCGCAATCTATCAATGTCCCCCCCTTCTTGGCCCGCCATAGCCACATCTGGCGGGCATTGGCCAGTGTGATGGTAGAGCCGTCATTGCCTATGTAGTCGCCAAATATCACACCTGCATCGCGGCTGCGCACGATGACGGGACGTTGTATTTTATCTGACATTTCTTCTCTCCGTTTTTAGGGTTGGCAGGCACGCAACAGAAATCCTATTCGTGGCCATCCCAAATGCGGGTGTAAACGCGCGGCGGCGGTTCCTCGTATTCCATCGGATCCGGGTGGCGGCGGTGGGGTCTCAGCAGCCACACAATCACTGCTATAAATACAACGCAGCCGAGCGCCAGTGCGGCAATGACGGCAAGCGTGGTGGCATCTGTGTCAGGCATCGCGGCCCCCCATCATTCCGCCGCTTGCCGGAATGTCATTGGCTCCACCGGGCCGGGTTCGCCAATCGTGGCGTCATCCGCCGCGATCTGATCGCGGTAGCTGCCATCGATTGCGGCGCGGACATCGCTCATGGCGGCGGCGAACCGCGCCACGGCCTCGTCAAATGTCGCCAGAATGGCCTGCCGTTCCGTCTCGGTCTGGGCCTTGCCATGTTCGATACGGGCCCGAAGGTCTGCGAGTGTGGTCATGTCAATCTCCTGTGGTTGGGGTTGCGATGCGGGGCGTCGCGACGCGCGGCGTGGCGAGGCGTTGCGATGCGGCGCGATGCGCGGCGATGCGTAGGTATATGTGCGCAGCATTGCCACTGTTATCCAGATGCATGCATCGCCTTGAGGGCGGCGCGGGCGTCTGGAATGTCGGCGGACGGCGGTTCCTCCGGTTCCTGCCGGTTGCTGCGCGGGACCGGCATGCGGCCTGTCGTCTCGATGATGCGAAAGCGGCTCAATTGTTCTGTCGCCTCTAGCATTTCCTCGCGGGTGAGATTTTGCCGGATGGCAATTTCAGTTACTGCCGATCCACGGCGCGCCTTTCGGCGGATGGATTTCATCGTGCCGTAGCCTTTCTTGACCATACCGGCCCCGTTGATCCGGGTGAATCCGTATCCACGGATGCCCTCGATCACGACGCCGTTGTCACGCATCGCCATGCGGCGGGCACTGTGATAAGCGGGGAGCGTGCTTGAGACAGAAAACCCGAGACGCTTAGATGCCGCCTGAAAACTGAGCCTCTCACCGATTCGCATGTCGCGGAATAGATCATGCAGGCGCTTGGTTTCTGCCGATGCTTCAAAAACAGGCTTCATGGTATTGCCCTTCTTTCAATGTTGCGTTGCGTCGCGGGGCGTTGCGTTGCGAGGCGTTGCGATGCGGCGCGCCGCGATGGTATTCATCATACCGTCATCCACTTGTATGCGACAGGCATAAAGCGGCCATTGCCAGCCGGGCATCCCATCGACGGCCTGCCACGGCCAACGCCAGAAATCATCCCCGCTTGAGAAAAGAACCGCTCGAAGTCACTTTCGGAAATGCTGTCGTTGAATATGCGGAAGTCAATCGTGCCGCCCCATGTGGGGATAATCGGAAAAATGCGGTTGCCGCGTTTGCCGCCACCGCGTTTGCCGTCAAGATTGGCCCATATCGTGATGCTCTTCAGATCGGTGGCCTTGATGCCGAGGACCATGTCAGACATGGCCACGACGCCGGAGCGGAACAGGCCGGTATAGGTTTGATTTCCTTTGCCCTTGATTTTTTCGTTGAGCCGCGCAACGGCTTCGTCAAGTGCCAGTTTGAAGCCCACGCCGGGGATGATTACATTTCCATCCGCTCCGGTATGGGCCTTCATGCGCCAGATGCGCTTATCATAATCCTCGTGCGACTCATCCTTGCGCTTGGGTTCATCCACCGGCCGCGAGGCGCTATAGGGCGTGATGCCCTTTACCGTGATTTGTACGTCTTTCATGTCGCTTTCCTTTTGTTAGCGTTGCGCGGCGTGGCGGGGCGTGGCGAGGCGTAGATTGCATTATCACTTGTCCTGAGCCGCAATTTCATCGGTCTCGGTCCAGCCGGATTGCCAGGCATCCGCGAAGGGCTCGCCCATGGCGGCGACCTCCGGCGGCACCCGGCGCGGCTGGTTGGAGGTGCGCGCATCGCAGCCGAGCCTGTAGGCATCGGCTGGTGACGGGTCATCGATGATTTCGCCGGTTTCGGGATCGGCCTGCGTGGCGGGCTGTTGCGGCTTGATCTTCTCCTTGATCGCGTCGGCCCTCGACTTGCTGGGTGTTGCCGCTCCCGTTTCCGCCTGCTGTGGAGCCACATCGAACCAGTCGGCGGGCGTGCTCATGCCATCGCGCAGGCTGACATAAATCTTCTTGAGACTGACGACCTGGGCGGGCTGAATGGCATCGATGCGCCGCTGAATGCGTACCTCGATCTGCTCTCTTGTCACCTTGAACTCGGCAAAGGCGGCAATGATCTTCTGTATCGCTTCCGGCCCCGTGTCTGCCTTGGCGTGGAGGGTGGCTTCGCACTGATTGACGGCAGCCTCGATGACATCGCCGGGGATGACTGACAGGATACACGCGCGCAGCCGCCGGGCGCCCTGATTGGCGACCATCTCATAAATATCTCGCGGGTCTTCGAGGCGGTAGGCTCCCTTCTTGGTGTGGCGGATCAGCGGCACCTGGAACGTGACCTCGCGCCGGGTATTGGTTTCGACATCCCACGCGAAAGCCTGAACCGTGCTCATGTCACCGCGCTGTTCTACCTCCCGGATGCCGAACTGCATGTTACCCCATTGCTGTGCCACGGCTTCGGCAAGACGGATCGACGGGCCTGTTATGTCCGTGCCGCCGCGCGAGTAGCTGTAGAGCGCCTTTTCCGCCAGCGTCGGGCGGGTACAGGCATTCAGTATCCTGTCAACGGCGGCGACCGGATCGCGCGGATTGCTTCGGGCGATGACCATTGCGGCATGGACCTCGGCAATGGCGCGCTGCTGGTCCGTGTGCGCCGGGGCTGTCACCGGCGCGGCGGCGGGCCGTGCCACAACGTCGCCGGAAAACGGATTGAATGGAACGGTCATGGGTTTTGCCTTTCTTCCTTGATCAAAAAGCGTCGTGATGGCTCACCCTCGCGGATGAATGCGGCGTGGATTTCGGGGTGGGCTGCGGCAAGCGCCTTGGCATCAAGCCGCTTCGGCGCGGCGGCCATGCGCCATGTCGCCAGCGTGGCGCCGCTGGCATCGGTCAGCGTATCATGCTCTCCCATGGCGGCCATGATGATGGCTTTCTGCTCGTCCTCTGCATCGGCCAGGCGCTTGATGTCGGCGCGGATACCGCGAAGATGATCAATCGCGGCCATCACGGTATCATCGGCCTTTATTGTGGCCCCGGCCCGCGCCGATGAGCCGAAAATTGCCTGCACGTCGGCGTAGGATTTCGGCGGCGGCGGTTCGTTGCGCTCAACCGACGACCAGAAACGCGCTTCGGCATCGATCATCATGCCTTGCATTTCCGCGTCGGCGGGGACGGTGTAGATGCGGAAATCCGATCCGCCGATCAGTACCGCGATGTCCGCGACCGGCAGCGCCGTGACGGCCATGTAGTGCTGGACCTGAATCAGATAATCCACCGGCACCTCGTCAGTCCCCGGAATGCCCCATCCTTCTGCGGTGCGAGATGTCTTGATTTCTACGAGGCGCCCGGAACTGGTCACGCCATCGATGTTCGCCAGCATGAACGGGTGCGCGGGGTGCCGCAGGATGGCCTCCGGCTGGCGGACCTCGTTGCCGCTGCGCTCGGCATATTCCTGCCGTACCACCGGCTCAAGCAGCGTTCCCCAGCGCATCGGCTCGCTTTCCGTTGTGGTGGTATCGTGGCCGGTCTTGTCAAGCCATACGCTGAGCGGAGTTTTCCATTTGCTCATGCCGAGCACGGCTGCGGCATCCGATCCGCCTATTCCTGTGCGGCGCTGAGCCAGCCATTCATTCCTGTCCATCATTGAAATCCTCCAACAACCGCGAAGCCGAGCAGGAACATTCCTGCACCATATGTTGCGACCGCCACGCGGGACCAATCGGCGGCGGGCTTGGCTAAGGGACGGCCCGCCGCCTTTGTGGTGCAGAAATGAATATTGTTATGCAGTACGGCGGATAGCTCCCTTGCTGTTGTGTGAGCGCAACCGCCGCGCCCTTGCGATGCCCGGCAAACCGGGAATGGGGTGGTGTGGGGCATGGTTATTCGGCCTCCACCAGCTTGCTGTCCTTGCAGACGTACCAGACACCGGCCTTGATCCCGTCCCGGCCCGTGATACCGCAGGCGGCGGACGCGAGTTTGTATGTATCGTTTTCCAAGATTATTTCACGAGCGAACAATGATACACCGTCGATGCCACCCATGACGCGGCCAAACGGCCCTGTCGCTATGGCGGCACCCTGATAACCCGTAGCGCTGGCAGCGCCCCGATCACCCGTAGCGCTGGCGGCACCCTGATAACCCGTAGCGCTGGCAGCGCCCTGATAACCCGTAGCGCTGGCGGCACCCTGATAACCCGTAGCGCTGGCAGCACCCCGATCACCCGTAGCGCTGGCGGCACCCCGATCACCCGTAGCGCTGGCGGCACCCTGATAACCCGTAGCGCTGGCGGCACCCTGATAACCCGTAGCGCTGGCGGCACCCTGATAACCCGTAGCGCTGGCAGCGCCCAGATCACCCGTAGCGCTGGCAGCGCTCTGATAACCCGTAGCGTGATTGCTCGTTTCTACGCTTACCTGATCTTGGACAAATTCCACCGCGCGCTGTACTAGATCAGCGATGCTGATCTCTGGCCCGAACGTGATGATTTGCGATGCCATTTTATTGTCCTCGCTCTGCATGTCGCCGCTCTGGATTACATCGAAGTAGCGGCTTTCGGCAGGTGGGTAGAACGTGAACACCGACAATGGATGGTGCTCGACCGGGCAGGCGTGAAAGCCGGTTTTACAGATTTCCACACTCTTGCCTTCCGGCAGCGAATAGGTCTTGCCCGGCTCGAACTGGAAATCCATGCACCGCATGTTGACACCGGTGCCCTTGATTGACTTGATTGTTTCGCTTGTCATCGTCATGCCTTCCTCGACTGCACCAGCTTGCCTGCCAGGTAGCGCGCCTCGCTTTCCGTCCAGTCGCGGCGCCATGCCGGGACAAATACCAGGCGGCAGAAATGCAGGCCGAATGTATCGCGCTTGACGAATGGGCCGATGTTCCACAGCAGATGTGGCGTGAGCCCCGTCACGCGGCAGATTGACAGACCAAAACCCCATACGGACCAATCGCCATCGGGCCAGATCGTAAAACCAAGCAAATTGCCAATGCGCCACCATCGCGCGTCGCGCATGATTGATTTCTTGGTCATGTTCAATCCCTCATGGTGATGTCACGGCCATCGAAGCCGGGCTGATCGGTTACAGCGGGCGGGTCTTCATTGATCGCCACGTAATCGGCGGCGCGCATGTAGCCCGCATCGGCTGTGGCGCGGAGCACGTCACGGATTGCCGCGTCGGTCTCGGATAAAGCTGGCTCCACGGGCGCTACGGGCTGGCGCTTGACCATGTCGTAGCCGAGCGCATCGGCTGCGGCGGTCAAGCACTCGATGGCGTAGGTGTGGTGCCAGTTCTGGCCGTGGACGTCCTTGGCCCACGCGGCGAGCAGCAGATGGCTGGCTGCGTCTTGGGCGCGGTAATGCGCGGTAAAAATCGTCGTGCCGTGCTTGCTCATCACGCCTGCTCCCCCAATGGGGATTCCCTTGCCTCGATGACTGCGCTTTCCCGCAGCGCGTGGGGCATCGCGTCCCAGACCTGCCTCGCCTCATTGTGCGTCATCGGCGGGTATGAAATGCGCTCTCCTGTGCCAGGCCGGATAAAATGAATGATGATATATTTACCCTGCTTGTCCATCACGCCTGCTCCTTCGTCTTGATTTCAGCGATGATCTTCTGCACCAGAGCCAGGCAATCAGGTCTGTCGCTCGGTCCTCCCGGCCCCCAGTGGGCAAGGGCCTGCTCTGGTGTGTAGTTTCGGCACCCCGCAAAAATCCGGTACTTGCCTTGCTGCTGGAGCCCGAAAAAGTAATACCTCCGGCGATCTTCTCCGCCGTGGATCATGCCGGTGAGGGCCGTGCAGCCGACAGCGTAGATGTACTCCGCATTGTCAGCATGAATCTCGGTCAGCGCCGTGCAGCCGTTGGCGGTGATGTGAACCGCCTTCGGCGCGTGAAGTTCTGTCAGCGCCGTACAGCCGATAGCGGTGATGTACTTGATCTCCTCTTTCGACATGGCATCGAACGCGGCCACCGTCATGCGGGTGCCATCGGCCCAAAGGTATTCGTTGTGCTTGCCCATCACTCGGCCTCCTGGGTCAGACAGGCCAGCGCCGCGCGCAGGTCGCGGATGGCAGATTGCAGTGTTGGGTCGGCCCGGTCACAGCCGCGCCGGGCGTCACAGTCATAGAGCTTGTGTGCTGCGTCTTCGGTCAAACACAGCGCGGACCAGATGAGGCCGTTCATGAGTTGTTGCTCGCGGCCCGGTCCGGGAGGTGCTGCATCAGACCGGGCCGCGTCCTGCTGGCCCGCAGGAAGGATCGGGCCGCAGGGAGTGGTGATGGTTGAACTCGTGGTGTCTGTGGATTTGGGCATCGCAGCGCCTCCATGTGGTATGAATTTGACAATAAGCGCGGATAAAAATAAGTCAAGCAAAAAAATCATCTTGTCTAACTCATTGGGGGTGTGTATAATCCCGGCATGGATCATATGTTTCATTTGAAATCATATCTGTCAGCCAAGCGCGGCAGACAGATCGAACTGGCCCGGATGCTCGGTATAAAGCCCTGCGCCGTGTCGCAATGGAAAAGGGTTCCGGCGGAGCGCGTGCTAGATGTAGAGCGCGCGACCGGCGTTTCCCGGCATGATCTGCGGCCTGATATTTATCCGGTCGAAGATATCCCCAAAACGAGGCAATATCATGCGGATAAATGACAATCGGCTGCGCGGCATCTGTGAGCGCATCGCACGGCTGGAATCCGAGCGCAAGGCGCTGGCGGCTGACATCGCCGAAATAAAAACCGAGGCCAAGGGCATGGGCTTCGATACCGCCCTGATTGGCCGGACTGTACGCATCATGCTGCTGGCCGGGGCCAAGCGCCAGGCCGCACTTGATCAACATGAGCTGTTTGATACCTATCTCGACGCCGCCGGGCTGCTGCCAGACACACCGGAGGCACCGTGATGGCGGCTCTCCCCTTGTACCGGGCGAAGAAGCGGCGGGTGCCAATCATCGCCCAGCCGGAAGGCCGGTTGCAGGCGGCTATCGTGCAGCACCTCAAGCTCTGCGGCGCGCCCGGCGTGCTGTGGTTCCATCCTCCCAACGAAGCCCGGCGCAGCTATGGCTTGGCGGCATCGCTCAAGGCCATCGGCATGGTGGCCGGAGTGGCCGATCTGATCATTCTGCATCAGGGCCGCGCCTATGCCCTCGAAGTAAAGGCCAAGGGCGGTAAGCAAAGCGTGTCACAAATTGAATTTGAAGCGAATTGCGCTGCGGCGGGCGTGCCCTATGCCTGTGTTGACAACATCGCCCAGGCGCTGACAGTACTACTCGATTGGGCGGTGATCCGCCGCATGACGGTGGCGGCATGACAATGGCCATGGCTATGGAGGACTGACTGATGGCTCTTGATTTGGCTGATCCTGGGGAATTTTCATATATCCGAAGCGCCTGTCTGCCCCTGTGCCGGGACGCGGAGGACATCGAACGGCTGATGCGGGACTGTCTCGACGGGTCATTCATTCGAGTCGCTCATAATGGGGATATCGAGCGGCTGATTGTCAATACGGACTATCTCCCGGATCATATGAGCATGGTGGAGAGGCAGCGGCGCCGGTCACAGGAGTGTGGCGGATGGGGTGCCGCCGCGCGCGAGAAATCGGCGAACCGGGGCGGACGGCGGGTCCGGTCCTTTACCCCGGACGAAATGCGCAAAATCCGCGCCATGCTTCTGGGTGGGCTGTCGAATCAGCAGATTTGCATCGAACTGCGCACCAAGAACGAGAAGATAAGGCCTATTCGTGCAGCCATGCTCGCGGCGGGGGAAATCACTCCCCGCTCGGCAAAGCGGGCCTGATGCCATGGCGGCCGGCAGCCATGACATGACGCCCCGGATTTGTGACACATGCCGACATTCCGCGATGGCGGAGGTCCGTGGCGTTGAGCGGCTGTGCTGCACGAGGCCACAGACCATGCGTGACGGGAAAATCAACATCATGGGCCGGGGCACGTCCGTGATTTTTGAGCGCGATTTCTATCCCGAGGCGCACCGGGCCGATGGCGACAAGTGCGGCCCGGATGCCCTGCACTGGGAGGCGCGGCAGTGATGGCGAACAGCCGGGGAACCCGCTGGCGCGGCAAATTGCCTGTTCCGGAGCATGTGCATCCGCTGGTGCGGCGGCTTTTCGAGGAAATGAACCGGCAACAGACCACCGTGACAGAGGTTGCGTCACGGGCAGGATTGCGGCGCAGCACGATCTCGGACTGGCGCTACCGGCGAAGCCCGTCCGTGGCCGACCTGCAAGCTGCGCTGAATGTGCTGGATTTGCAACTTGTGGTAAGGGAGGTGAGGCAGTGATCAGACTGTATCGAGTCCGCGGGGGAACGGCCGCTGATGCGGCGCCGGGCGAGGCTGCCTGTATGGTCTGGGTGCCGCAATGAGTGCCCTCCCCTATATGCCGCTTTATGTGGCCGATTATCTGGCCGATGCCGCGCACCTCACGACAGAGGAGCACGGCGCCTATCTGCTCCTGATTATGACGTATTGGCAACGCGGCAAGGCGCTTCCGGCTGAAGCCACGAAGCTTGCCCGCATCGCCCGGCTTCCAGACGAACGCTGGACGGACGTTGAACAGACGTTGAGCGAGTTTTTCACGCTCATCGATGGCAGATGGCATCACAAGCGCATTGACGCAGAGTTATACAAGGTCCGCGTCAAGTCCGAGAAGGCAAAACGGGCGGGATTTTCGTCTGCAAGAGCGAGGAAGGCAACGGACGCTCAACGGACGCTCAACGGACGCTCAACGGACGCAGACCAAACGCTCAACCATACAGATACAGATACAGATACAGAGATAGATACAAGGGTAGATAAATATATAGAGGTAGAAACAGAGGTAAAAAGAAAGGTAGAAGGCCGCGCAATCGCGCCGGGCCACTCCCCATCTTCCACCCGTGGAGCCCGCATCCCCCCCGGCTTTCAGCCAAGCCCGGACGTGACCGGCATGGCAATGGACCGCGGGCTCACTGAGCCTGAGATCATCGATCAGCTCGAACGCTTCCGTGATTGGGCGAACGCGGCCACGGGGCAAGTTGGCCTCAAGCGCGACTGGAACGCAGCGTTCAGGAACTGGATCAAACGAGTTGCAGATGACAAACGGCGGAAAACAGCAACAGCATTCACAGCCCGGACTTCCCCTGCTCGAGCCATGCAGGATGCCTTTGACGCCATCGACGGACGCATTGCAGGCCGCCGCACACAGGCTGGATAGCGGCTGCCATGTCAATCTCGACGGCACCGTCACGGAGGCGCAGGCCAGGGCGGTTCTTGACGCCATCACCGGGCGGAATCAGGCCTGCGATGCTGAAACCGCCTCTTCTCTGGCACGGAGGCTCATCGGCATGTACCCGGCACGCGAGGTCCATGACGCCCGTGCCTATGCCGCCGGAATGACCGCCGTCCTGATGTCCCATCCTGCCGATTTTGTCCGCCGCGTTTGTGATCCGGTGCGTGGCCTTCCCAGCCGCCTCAAGTGGCTCCCGACGCTGGCTGACGTGACGGAGGCCATCGCAGCAGAGAGAGACCGGAGAGAGAGAATCGCCGCCAATGCCCGTTATGTCATCGCCAGGCATGAGGCCCGCAGGCGTGAAGCGGAGGACCGCGCGGCATTCGAGGCCAGCCGTCCTTGTCCCGAAGCCCGCGCCCGGATGGCAGCCGAGGCTGTGGCCAGTCTCCGCGCCAGCATGGACGCTGGCTTCGGATGACTGATGACCGCCATGTAGGTCCTACACCCGAAAGGCTCCGCCGGGCTGGACGCGATGTCGAGGCATTCACACCGGACGAAAGCCTTCACCACCACGCCATCCGCATGCTGGATGGCCATGTGCTTGAGCGCCTTGCCTCACGCAAGGTCATCAGCGGCGACCTGTACCATTCCGGGCTGCGGTTCTATGGCGACTGGTATTTTGCCGGTCTTGCCGCTTCTGGCGTCATCGACCCGGAGCGGGTTATTGTAGACGGCGGCCAGCCGGTACACGAAAACGATCGCAGGCTCGCGGCGCTCACCCGCTGGAAGCGGGCCGTTGTCGCAGTCGGACTGATCCACTGCACCGTGCTGACATCGGTGCTGCTCAATGAGGAATCACTTGAAACCTATGGCCGCCGCCGCTACGGGCACAAGGCGCGTAAACTGGCGGTTCTGGCCGCCACGACGGCGCTGATTGATGGCCTGGCAGCGCTTGATCATTACTATTACGGGCAGAGACAGGTCCAAACCCGGACATCGCATACCGATGACTACCGGCCCGGCATCCCGCCCGTGCATGAGGACTAGCGGGAGTTTGAACTATCCACCAGTCCGAAATCCTCGGCCACGATCCACTTGCACGCCATGATGATCGAGACCGGGACTGGTGCTTTCCCGGCCTCATACCGTGCCCAGGTGTTGACACCGATGCCGAGGCGCTGGGCAGCCCGGCCCTTGGTGAGGCCGAGCCGCTTGCGCCATGCAGTGAGGTCAGCGGGGGTCATCGTCATCGCCTCCAAGCGATGATGGTGCAGGACGCGCCGGGGCGGTATCCGGTGTAGATCACGGTCGGCATCCATGTGTCTATTGGCTGTGTGATATCCATGGCTCTACCGCGCTGGGAGTGCCAGAGTGGCCCGGACGGTCTGTGCGATCCGGGCGGGCTCGCGGACCATGCTGCGGCGGTGCACCTGGCCTCCACCACGCGCGAGGCGCCGCATGAATGCCATCCCCTTGTGGTCATGATCGGGGCCACAATAGATGACATCGATCTGCACTCCGGGCATCTGGTCGGCGGCCCGCAGCGCTGCCGCCGGATCATCGGGGTGGCCGTCGCTGATGACCAGCACGTGACCCGGATCGAGAGCGGCGGCCTGATCGAGGGCGAGGTGCAGCGCCGTCGAGCCGGATGGCGGCGGCAGCGGGTGCCCGGTCACGTCCTGGGCGATGGACGAAAATGCGATGATGCGGATCGCGGGCGGGATGTTTTTGAGGGCCTCGCGCAGAATGTCGATCTTGCGGCGCTGCCCGGCCCACTCGTCCATGCTGGTGGACACGTCTGCGACGACGCATCTCACGTCCGCCCTGTCCCGCCGGTGTGCGGCGCGGGCGGCGGCTCCGGTTTCTGCCGGGAGGGTGGCAGCGGCCCGCGTCACGATCCCCGCGAGGCTGCTGGCTATGACTGATCTCCGCTTGATCTCTGGTGTGGTCATTGTGCTGGCCCCTTGTTTTCGATGTCCCATTGTCTCATCGATGCATTGATGCGGTCCATCGCGGCGAGCCAGATGGCGTGCAGGCGGTCATTCTCGGATTTGTTTTTGGCCGCGAGTTCATGACCGTACCTAACCCCGGCAGCCTCCAGAGCGGCCCGCATCTGGGCATCGTGGTCAGCCATCTCGGCGCGCCTCACGGTCTCGCGGTATGTGTCCCGCCGCGCGGCGTGGGCCTCCCGCGCGCGCTTCTCCGCCACGTAGTCCGCCACGTCCTGCGGCTCGGCTGGCACGGTGTATGCGGTCGCTGCCGCCCTGTCACACTCTATGGTGACACCGCCGGGGTGAGTCTCAAATGCGTGCTGCATGATCAGCCGGGCCAGGCCGCTGTCGGCATCGCTGCTGCTGCTGTCGATTGTGCCTGGCGGTTTGAATCTATTACCTGTGACATAGAGGCATATTTTTATGGTGTCGCGGCTGCGGCGCTCCGGCTTTTCGAGATAAACGCGCGTCTCGTCACGGTCGCGGGCGCGCCAGACATTGAGTGTGTACCCGGCGCCGATATGGGTGGTGACCATGAGCGCCAGCCATTTTTTTGTCTGCCACTGTGCATCCTGTCCTGCTGTGGTGAGGGCGGCAGCGTCGGCGATGGCCTGTTTCGCCGCGTCCGCCACTGAGGGATCGCGGGCCGCCATTTCCGTGGCGATGGCGCGTGCCAGTTCGATGATCTGATCATCTGTGAGAGTGTCTAGTCCGATGTCGGTGGTCATGTCATCCTCCTGTGTCGATGGCATCAATATCTCACGCATTGGTGAGAATGTCAACCATTAAATCACCGTCTGGTGAAATAGCAACAGATGAAAAAACGAAGCCGCAAGGCGGCAAGGCCAATCACGAATAATAAATCGTTTTTTTCGTGACGGTCAGTCTGTCACTCTCCACGCACGGACAAGCAAATCGTCCGCGCAACAGTTCGAACCTGTAACACGGAACTTAGTAGGGACCGGCTCTATCCATTGAGCTACGGGCGCCTGATCTGCCACCCGGTATTGGAAGTACCGGGTGGCGACCACGTACAAAACATACTCCGAATTGTTTTTCTCAAAACCAAGGGCATTGGCTCATGGCCTATGCCGATCATACGGACCGGGTGCTCCAGTTGCCCGGTCGCGCGCTCCCTACGCTGCACCACCTGGTAGAATCTATAAGGGGCTCTCTGGTGAAGCCGGGAGTTTGTTCGCCAGCGTCCAACCGGCTTCATGTGAGGGCCAGTTTCCGGCAATTTTATTGCGCGCAACCCTTGGGTGGCTCTCTAGTGAGGCCGGGATGGCTCTCTGATGAGGCCGCGAAATGAATTTTGCCGTCCTGCCATCGCATGAAGGTTTGCGCGGATTTCTCGCCCGTCACATCGCAGCGATAGCAGAATGATTTTCGTGATGTCGCAATATGTCGTGGATTTTGTGGTGAGGATGTGCGATGGTGCGCATGCCAAGATTCCCTGATCTGGATTGAGGTGAAGCCCGGTGCTGCAAACACCGGGCATTTTTTTCAGGAAGCATTGCCCGATTCTACCATCTATTGACATTGGTACCCGAATATGTGACAGATGTGGTATCTGGCAGTGCCGCGTCGATAGATGCGGCTTTTTGTTTATTGGACATGCCCGACCGCAGATCGCCGGAAGCTCGGCTCTATCGCACCTGGTACAAGACCGCCCGCTGGCGCGCCATTCGCGCCCACCAGCTCGCAGCAGAGCCGCTCTGCCGCTACTGCATGCGGCGCGGCGTCATCACACCGGCCACAGTCTGTGACCATGTGCAGCCCCACAGGGGCAATGCGGTGCTGTTTCATGACGGGCCGTTCCAGTCCCTCTGCGCACCATGTCATGACCGGAGCAAGCGGCTTGAGGAGGAGCGCGGCTTCTCCACCGAGATCGGCCTCGATGGCTATCCCGTCGACCCCAGACACCCCGCCAGCAGGTAACAAGGGGGGAGGGGAGGGTCAAATCTCTAC